CGCTTTTTGTAATCTTGCCATTATGAGCCTTTTCATGACATTTTCGACAGAGCGCCATTAAGTTGCTTATCACCTCCCGACCTTCTCCCCTTCCATAAATATGATGAATGTCAACAGCCGGAGAAGTACAAGCCTCACACATTATTTCCTCCTGGGTGGCATAGTCAAAATGGCTCATGTATGTCTTTATATGGGGTTGCATCACATGAAGTTTATAAGTTGCTTTTCGATTTCTATACTAGATACCCCAATATCCTCTATGATTTTATCCAAGACCCTTGAATAAACCTCTTCAAATTCATCCTGTTGCATTGAGGCAAATGATATACTCATTGCTTCATAATACATTCCCTGATCGAGCTGGTAGGCTTTGAAATAACCCGCTTTAATTGTCATATACCTTCGGTAAGTATCAAAAGGCATATCAAGTTTAGAATTTTCACAACCTACATTTATGAGTGCCATAAATTTCTTATGGAACCCCAGGTTCCGGGGATTTGTTATCTCAACCTTATAGTCTTGCCCTAGTTTTAATTTTCTTTTTTCATCCTGATCGGAAGGATAAAGAGGGACAAGTCCGGAAATAGTATTTCGGCAATAAATTTCCATTATGCCAAGGGATCAAAAGAAGGATCATCTTCAGCATTACCGCCATAAAAACCATTTCTTATATCACTTTCAACATCTCCTGTTTTCTGCTTGATTTCTGTTTTTTCCTCTCTCTTTCCTCCGGCAAAATGAAAGCGATCACACAATATTTCAGTGATGTATTTAGTTACTCCGTCTTTGGTTTCATATTGTCTGTATTGGATCTCACCCTCGACAATAATCGAAGATCCTTTTTTGACAAACTTCTCGATTGTTTCGGCTGTTTTCCCCCATGCGACAATATTGTGCCATTGAGTTTCGGTTATCGTTTCTCCGTCCTTTGTATATCTTTTGCTTGTCGCTAAAGAGAACTTTGAAACAATTTTACCAGATTCGAGATGCTTAACCTCGGGGTCGTTACCGATGTTCCCATATAGAATTACTTTATTCATAATGTTTCGTATTTATTATAATTTTCAAGTTTTGTTTTTACTTGTTCGATCAGAATATCTAATCTTCTCTCGAACTCTTTGAATAGTTTGGCATCGGGATAAACCCGAACCATAAACAACTTCATTCCTTCGACATAACTGACAAAGTCACAATAAGGAAGTCCGGTAACAAACAACTGACCCTGTACTTGGTATCGGTATTCTGAAGGCAATTTACCTCCCTCAATATATTCAAAGTGTGTTCGTGCCAGGGGGCATTTAATTTCAATTAACCCGTCCGTCATTCCGTCCGGTGATATACCAATCCAGTCGTGATATTTATGGTCTTCGTCGGGAATAATAAAACCGACCTGTTTAACCTCGACATCAAAAAGACTTTCATATTCAGTTCGGGCAATAGGTTCTGTTTCTTTGCCATGTTCCATATTAGCATTAGAATACTTTTCTTCTTCTGCCTTATGCGTGATTATTTCACAGGCAATGTTTGTGACCAGGTCTTTATGTGTCGCCGTGCTTTCTCCTGCCACAAGGGATTTAAAACGGGTTCCTGTAACACGACCACAACGAGCCTCAAACCAGGCTTCACTATTTTGATCTATATTATAGAGTATCATTCTATTGACTTGTCAAGTGATACCATAAGATCAAAGAGAACAGTAGCATATGCGGATAAATCCTCAAAAGGAACTTTCCCGGCAATTACAAGATCCTTGCTGTATGAAACAGCAAAACCGGAATACTTTGATTGCTCCCTCTTTAATTCTTTGCCATAAGAGGAATATTTTCCTTTCTGTACCGGCTTAATTACAAGAAATGTCTGAGGATTGCCGTTCTTGTCTTGGTAGGTTTTTTCTTCTTCGGTAAACTCTGCCTCTTCTCCGGCTTTGAATTTATTCTGATCCTTAAATTTGGAATTATAAAAAGCAATCTTGTTGTCATATTTGACTTTAAAGGAATACATCTTGCCAAACTGGGTCTCTTTCTCTTTGTGAAAAATAACCTCTTTGATTAATTCTTTCATAACTCGTTGGCTTTATCCTTGATGAAGTTTGCAACCTTTATTAACAGAGAATTAGCATCTGCAATAATCCCGGCAGCCTCTATACTTTTAACCTCCGGCCTGGGTAGGTCATTTATTACCTGCATGAAGTTTAACAGTTTTGTTTTATCGGGCGCACGGGCAGCCTTTTTCTCGGCTTCCTTTGCCTTGCGTTCTGCATCGGCTTTTTCTCTTTTATCAGCCTCTTCCCTTGCCCTGATTTCTGCTTCGGCTTTCTCTTTAGCTTTTTTCTCTGCCTCTGCCTCGGCTCTTGCTTTTGCAAGTTCGGCATCTCTTTTCTCCTGTTCCTTGCGTGCCTTTTCTCTTTCTGCTTCCTGTGCTTTCAGGAGTTTGTTTTTCTCTGCCTCTGCTTTTTTGCGTTCTGCAGCCATCTCCTTTTCTCTTTCTTCGGCCTCTTTCTGCAAGCGGATATTTTCAAGTCTCTGTGCTTCACGGGCCTCGGCATCTGCCTTTTCCCTGGCAATGCGATCTTCTTCTGCCTTTTTCTCGGCTGCAATTCTTGCCTCGCGTGCTACCCGGAACCCGGAGAGAAGATTATCAAATACGGTTTGTTCCATGTGGCCCAATGCCAGAGGCTCGATGTCAGTATAGGGGCTAAGTTTTTCAAGCCTCTCCATACGAAGTTTTTCAACTCTTTCACGTTCAAGATTCTCAAAATGATTCTCAATCTTTGACAGGGTTTCTTCTTTCTCCTGGGATGCAAAAAGCTGGGCATTTTTCCATCCATCGACAAAGCGACCTCCATTCAAATAGAATAACTTTGCTTTCTTATGGATCTCTGCCGTCCCGGTTCTGATTTTCACGTACTGCAAACGGAGTTGTTTTGCCATCTTGCAAGTATCATCATTCAGTTCAAGTTTCAGGATCTCGTTGTACTCTTTTTCGAGTTCAACCATCTTCGCCAGCATCGGAGTAAATATCTCCTCTATCTCTTTAGCCTTGCTTTCTTCAAGACCATAGTCGGATGCGTTAATTTTAACTAATGTAGTTTCCATTTTTAAGGGTTTTAATTATTATTAAATTTTTCTTCTAGTCGTAGTTCATCTTCTTTCGATTCCATTTCCTCTTCCTCTTCCTCGGTGTAAAGAGGTTCTGTCTCCGGGTTGTTATCCCATATAGTTCTTTTGCTCATCTGGTTTAAATTATACCTCCGGGACAAAAGAAAAAGCACATCAGGAAGCGTGACCGACCATTTGTGCTATCTCCCGCCCGGAGGCAGTATTTTAATGCTATGTTTAAAACTTTATTCATATGTCACGCTTTTCAGTATCAAATTTACTATATCACTCTGATATATGCAAGTGTTTTATGAAATATTTTATCTTTTAATTTTCGGCTTAGATATGTCGATGTATGTCATCACTTTAAGTCTCTTGCGAAACAATCTTTTAATCCAGGTCGGCAGTTTCATCTGCTTGCTTTTTTAGTTGCTTCCAGTTCTATCCTGTCAAGTGTCACCTTTGAATTATTGGCTCCATGTTTGGTTCTCTTCACCAGTCCTCTTTTGATCCATTCCCTAACCTGTCTCTGCCCGTAAGCCCTCTCTGCTCTCCTCTGGCTGATGAATCTATCTTCTTCGCCTCTCTCTGCCCTGTACCTCTTTATAGCCACGTCAGCAGCATCTATCAAAGCATTCCGATATTCAGTTTCTGTTGCAGGGAGTCTCATTATTAAAGTAGAATATGTTTTCCCTTAATAGCAGATCTTGTAAGTCGCATACTGGCCTCCTTGCCATAAGCTACTAGAACAGATGGTGCGCCAGAATTAGCCTTTGCCCGCGTTCCATCAACATAATGAAAATGTAATCTCCCTTCAATAAATAAAAGAGAATCAGCAACCGACCAAACAAAATCAAAAAACATCTTAGTTTCTGTTCGAGCAAATATTAAAGCGATCCCGTTATTGTGTATAGCCATTAACTCAAGCCACCGAGTCGCCTCTAGTCCATAAGGAGGATTACACCAAACAAATTCATTTTCTCCCCAGGGGCTTAATAGACCATTATCTTCAATAGTTAAGTGTCGTTTGGCCGTATTCCAATGCCTTACAATAGGAGCGCACGGATCTAAATCAAATGGCCCTAATTGTTCAATAATATAGGGAGGCGTTAGCCATTCGTCATTTAACATTTTTGCAGAATGATGAGATCCTATTGCCCTTATAGATTTAATTCTATCCATTTGATTTAGATCTTTCATCGCCTGTCTCTCAATAAATAATAATCACCTTGTGGCTTTACTTCCTTGCTTACAGTATCTCTCACAGCCGGAACAGGTTTGTTGCAGATAGTATTCGCCTCATTGATCCTTGCAGATTTCACGACCAGGCATGACCCGACCATTATCACAAAGAACACTATCGGGAGAATAGATTTAGGCAGTGCCTCTTCAGGAATAGAGAAGCGATTCATAAACCAGTAGGTCACTATCTCCGTTGACTTGCGGGCATTAATCTTCACAAGGATATGTCTGACAGTTCCTTCCACAGCACGGGGAGAGACATTCAGGCTATCGGCTATCTCCTTTTTACAGAGACCAAGAACAATACCTGTACAGATTTGATCTTCACGACTTGTCAGAATTACTGAAGTGTTCATACTTTTAAGAGTTCAGGGTTTTCAAAAACATTACCGATGATATGAACCGCATACAACTTTTGTATATCAGGGTCAAATAAACGGGACAATAATCCCCATCTATTATATTTGTGTTTACAACAAAAAGCGCCGGACTCATAATAGACTATCATTGGGCCGACTCCTTTTGAAAATGGAATTAATATATCCCCCTCGTAAATTTCTTTACCATTCCTGTCGAGCAGTCCAGTGAACTCGGTTATTTCAATATCATTCATCCGCTCAAGTGATGATTCTCCTTTTTCTCTGTTCTCTAAACAATAGGTTTCTATTAATCCAAAGAGTGTTGTTTCTCCTAGTATATGGAAACCAACAGACACCCACTCTTTTTTTCTTTTATCCCATGCCCTGAATTTGATTTCTCTTTTCATGCTTCTGCTTTTTCGGTTACGGGGATCTTCATGTATAAACTTCTTGCTTTGTCAACATTCTTGAAGTTGATCTTGCCTTCCTGCTTAAGCTCCCTGAGCTTACGAAGGATCGTGTCTGGAAATACTTCAGGTCTGCCGATCATCATCCCCACGAGTTTATGAAGATGAATAGCCGAAAACCTGACGGGCATTCTGGGAAATAAATCTTCCACCGCTGACCTGACCGATTGTTTACCTTTGGGTAGCATGTTGCTGAAGTCTTAGTTTGCGTTCATAATGTTGGATTGCGATCACACAGGCACGGATTGCATTAGTGTAAAAAAGCTGTGTGCGATAACTGAACTTACCGGGATCGCTGGCGAATGCTTTTTGCAGTTCCGCTTTCTCGGTCTCTTTGTCGGAGAGTAATTTTGAGTAGTCGATCATCGGGTTAGTTATTACAGAATTTGCGGATGAGTTCAAGATGAACCAGATTGATATGATTACCGATCAGGAATACATCAAAAGGTTCTGGCTGGAGTTGAAATATTTCTCTCATTATCCCCAAATGTTTTTTCTGATTCCATGATTTTTGAATACCTGTTCAATGGCTTCCATCTGATCGAGTGTCAGAGGCTTGCGACCATAAAGAATACCAGCCCAGAAAGGCCGTGAGTAATGCTTGAAGATGTTAAGAATCTCATCTTTGATTATCTTTTTATCTCCCTGCGGAACCCGCATCCATCCTTTTAAAAATGTGTATCTGCTCATGCTGTTGGGTATTTTTTGCTTTGCTTTGTGTTAGTTTTGTACTTACATTATGGCAAATGTATAATTACTTTTTGGATTGACAATGCAAAAATCAAATTATTTTAGTTCTTTCTTTTGTGAACCAATAAAAAAGCCCCTCGAATTTAATCAAGGGGCTGGCTTCATGTCTGGCGAGTCAATCACTGTCCGACTTAGCGCTTCAAAGATTTCGGTTGCCAACCTAATTTCAGTATTGTCCTGATTTCCTCGGACTCTTCAGGACTCAAAACCGAGTGATACACTGACTCTGATTGGGTATATCATCGGGGTCTCCTATTATCGTGTACTTGAATAAAATAACTTTGACAAATTAAAAGACAGTTTGCAACCAATCTCTCACTCGATCAAAACTACTTTCAGAGACCCCTTCTCCATTGTGGTTTGGTGCGGGAACGTCACACGATTACGCATTTCAAAGGTTATGAGCCTTAGCAGTTACCACTTACTTTATCCCGCATCTTTTGATTAGTACTTTTTCATCTTCTTGCAAGATTTAGTTTGTTTTTTTGTCAGTGTTTCTCACTTTGGCAAAGCAAAGTTAATATATCAGTTTAATATATGCAAATTTATTTTAATAAAAACCGGAGGGGAACCCTATGAAACCCTCCGGCGAACCATGAAAACTAACCTAAAGAAACCCTATTTCTTGATGAATGTTACGCTCTTAGTACTTGAACTCCCGCAACTCTGGCTTGTCTCCTGAAAGTATTTCTTCTTGCTGAATATCCAGAACCTGCGCTTCCAGTAAAAGACATCGACAATCTTATTCGT